GAACCCGCCGAGGACCCCGAGATTTCCTGGACATCTACAAGTTGAGATTCCCGTGCCTTCAGACCCCCTATGAGAGCGAATATACCCATCGAAGCTGGCCCCAAAACAAGGTATTTCATCTTCCTACTTAGTAGAACTGAGGAAATTGGCGCCGTAATGTCGCGAACACAATCGCGTAAACGATGGAATGCACTAGAGCAGATGTCACGCTCGTCTGACCCGACCGAAAGACACCCTTGCTCCCGGGGGGTAAAGTAAGGAGAAGACCTGGGCTCAGGATGAGGAACAGAGCTGTGCTCACCAGGAGGTCTGTCTTGGTGAGAACCAGACCCATGGCCTTGGCTATCAGACTGTACACGACAAAGAACACGAGAGCGTGGAAAAAGATAGCCATTTGGTTTGTTTTTTGATTCATGAAAGAAAGCTTTTCCCCGTTGGTGGTCAAGAGCACACCGGGGCTTAACGTTAAAAAAAGGGCGGCTGGGATGGCTACTCGCTGGGCTGTGAGGTTGGGTGGAAGCATATTAATATAGGTCCATATAATTTTTCGCAAACTCTTCAAAATGAAAGAAGTTGGCACCCCGCATCATTTCTTCATGCAGTCCATTGGCATTCACACTCCGTCGAACGCGTCTCCAAATAGTGTGAAGACATTGTTCATAGACGTGATCATCCCACGTGACTCGCTCACTATAGGAGTCATGTTCCTTAAAACAAAATTCCACAAAGTCACAAAACTTCCCATCATGCATAATATGAGAGTCATATAGTGATGTCCTGATAATGTCCCACATGTGCCATAATTCGTCTGAATATTGGACTTCCCAGTCTTCAATATTCAGAGGAGTGTCTTCAAAAAATTCATCATCATCGCTGGCATCGGGGTCGAAACCGTTAGTAGCCTCGTATACGTATTGACTCCAAACCATGATGTTCAGTTACTTACTTCCTTAGGGGGTTTATCTTTTATACCTGTTAATGAGATAGAAGTCGATTCCTTTGTCTTGAGATTATCTTTGATTGCATTTAAAGCTCCCTCAACTTTGGCTTCGTCACCTGAGAAGAAAGTCATGAGACCAGCCGAGATGGCTTCTTTGTTCATCGTGCCTTTCCGAACAGACTTACGAATACTTATTTTCCCTTTCCTGAGATTGATCGTGTCGATACCCTGATCAATCATGTGTTTCTTCACATTCTCCTTGAGACGCTTCTCCTCCTGGTTAAGAATCTTGATATCAGACTTCGCATCCGAGAGTTGCTTTGTAAGTTCTACAAGCTTAGATACAGTTTCCGAGAGCTCGTTAGAGACATTCGCCATTATTAATTACTATAGATATCTAATCTTTAACTTTAGGCGCACAATCCACGTTGCATCAAGTCGGGGACGATGGTGGAGTTGTTCCAGACGTAAGGGTCCTTGGGGTTGGGGGGGTCCTTGCGGATCTGCTGGTTGGCGTTGCGGAGAGCGCCACCGATAGTCTCGGGCATACCGATCTGCTGACGAGGGTCAAGGAAGTTCTGACCAGCGAGGACATCCTCGGGCGCGAACTGACCAAAGTCCTCCTCGGACGCGATCTCACGGGGGAGAAGAGAAGAAGCGAGACCCGTGCCCTGGTTCATGCCACAGGTAGCGGGACCAGCGGTGGGGCCGGCAGAGGGACCCACAACAGCAGGACCAGAGCCGAAAGGCGCATACTCACGCTCGGTGATGGTGTAAGAAGACTTGGAGTTTAAGTTGCAGAGGAGGAAGATAAGGACAGCTACGGCGACCAGCATCAGAATGTTCTGGTTACGACCTTTCATCATCTTTTATATATAATTAACAAATTTTTTTTACTGCTCGTCATCATCGACAAAAGCGTATTGGTCTGGGTAGGTATCGAGAACCGGCTCGGGGTGGAGCCTGACCTGGACAAGATTCCATGTGCAAGCAAAAGTTTTCTTGGCAAACCAAAGTCCCGAAAATTCCAAGATGACATCACAAGTCTTACCGGGCTGGACAGTCTCAAAATCGACGCTCTCCTGCTGGGAATCAAAAACCTTAGTCGCGTCAATACGATCGCACGTCACCTGACCCTCAACCACACTTGGGGTGTAAGCTCCCCTGATGACAGCCTCGGAGAGCTCCTTACCGAACCACTCAGTGGAATTCTCTTGCGCAGCCTCAACATTTTTGGAGTCAACCACGTTGACCTTCTCAATGTTCGACTCGGAGACGAGGTCAAGGGTAATCTCATCAGAGATGTCAGAAATCTTGACACCATTCAGCTGAATGAACACCTTGCGTTTATTGTCGTTACGGACTTTCACGAAACGAAGACCATCCTCACCCTTGGTAAGAGTATCAAAAATCATTATAGATTATATGGTAACTATTTCTTTAAACCAACAAATGGTATAGCAGCTGCCTTATCTAGCACTGAGTTGGGGACCCATTTATTTCTCCTGGGTTTATAACCATATAAAGTTTTGCTCACATTCAGCCGCTTTGGTATTTTTTTCGCATTTTTCGTTCTCAAGTTCATCTCATTTTTAACGTATGAGTTGTTAGTCACGTTTTTCCATTTCAAGCTTTTAGCGTTAAACCTCTTGTTCCCTGAGCTATTCTCGTAGCCATTCACTTTTACGTTGTTGAGTGTAGATTTCAAACCGTGTACAAACTGCTTGGAAAGACGCTCGTCTGAGGGTTTGGTTGTGTAACTGTTGTATTTGTAAGGGTTTATCTTGGCGGCTCTCGTCATGGAAACCTTCCCATTCTTACGTGTGACTGGCTTCTTCCTGACTATCTTACTGTGAACCCTCCTGAACAGTGTCTCAATTGAGTCTGAAGGATTTACAGTTTTCACGAAAAGTTTGGAAAGTTTGAGCAACCTCTGTCTATCCTTCTCTTTCTTCTCTGGACGTAATTTCAATTTGTGCATCAAGTAAATGTCTTCGATGAGAAACTCTTTACTGGCTACGAATATCTTATTGTTTCTCACAGACTTACCAGTTTCGGGATTACGATACGTGACACCTCTACGTCTGGATAAGACGACTTCATAACCGAATTCATTTGGACGCATGAAGGGTATGTCCAATATACCACCTATAGTTGTGTTTTCAACTTTACCAGTCTTTGTCGACAAGAACTTTATGTTGAGGTCGAGGGCGAACAATTCCACATCTATGAACACATCATCTTTACTCGGTTTGTTATCCGGTCTCGTCTTCTTCTTTTTTATGAGAATGTATCTTCTTGTCACATGAGGACCCTTGGCATCGAAGTTCACACCCAGGAACTTGAATATTTTGGGATACTTTTTCCTCATGGCCATCATTCTCTTTTTAATTCTCAGGTTCAATTTTTGAGCAACCTGACCGAGTTTATCCCACAATATCAGTTTAGTAGCTTGAAGTTTACCGAAGAATTTTGGGTCAACAGACATTCGAGGCACAAACTTCGCGTCTATATCACTTGTGACTATTCGATCATCATAAGCTGTGTATATGTTGAAAGCTTCACCACCACTGATCACCAAGTCGCCCATGTCTTTCATGTGCTCTGTAATTTCACCCACCGTTTGGAGAATGATGTCACGAATACTATCAGTTATCAAGACGTACATGAACTTCTCGAAAGACTTCGTCGAATGTTTCGTTCGAGCTTGAGTCCTAAATTTACCCAAATCCCTCTGGAGGTTACGATCGAAATACTTTTTCATCTTTGGATCCCTGAAGAGAAGATGCTCCTTCAGGAATGCGTCCATAGTCGACTTTGAATAAATATGTTCGTCCATTAATATATTGGAATATAATAATATGGTGTGCAACGTCATAGATGAGTGTCGCTGTTATCAATTTTCTAACAATCCGAACCAATTCTGTGGTGTGCGTCGTGGTGAAAGAGTTTTGAGATGTCCAGATGATTGTTGCTTTGGTGGATGTGTCTCTGATGGATCTAGACCTCCTTTCAGATACATAGACGTCCCCGATGTGATAAACATAGAACCCCTGAAGAGATTGGACAAGGAAAAGGCTTTTAATCACATCGTGAGAATGTTCATATGTTTATGTTTCGTCTTTCTCATAGACTTAAAGATTAGGGGACTAAGAAAGGTATAATGTCTCTCGAAAACATCCAGACCGAAATCACTGCCCTTCGTAACGACGTCAAGAACCTGACCAAGCTTGTTCGTAAGATTAAGAACACTCAGGAGGATCCTAACGGTGAGAAGGCCAAGAAGCGCGCTGAGAACAACGGATTCAATCGTAAGCAGGAAATTACACCTAAGTTGAAGGAGTTTCTCGGACTTCCTGCTGGTGAGCTCATCTCCCGCTCTGAGGTGACCAAGTTCGTCAACAAGTATATCACTGACAAGGGTCTCAAGCATCCCGAAAACGGCCGTCAGATTATCCTCGACGACAAGCTTCGTGAACTCCTCTCTCCTCCCGAGGGTGTCGTCGTCACCTACCTTAACCTTCAGAAGTATCTCTCTCCTCATTACGTCAAGAAGGCTTAAAAAATAAAACCCAATACATAATAACAACATGGTGACTTTCATTGAAAAGGCACAAATTGAAGAAGTTGTTGGTACAAAAATAAAAAACCTAGGTTTGTACCAAAAAGCTTTTACGCACAAGTCTGCTCTAAAGGAGTATGAAAATCTTACGGAGTCTTTTGAAACTCTTGAATTTATAGGTGATTCTGTATTAGGTTTTGTCATCACCAAATATCTATTTGATCGGTATGAAAACAAGCAAGAAGGTTTCCTCACGAAAGCTCGCACAAAGCTCGTTCGTGGTGAAACACTGGCCCACATCGCGAATCATTTGGGTCTCAATAAATATGTCATCATGGATGAGAAGGGTATGCGGAACTCCTGGAACAACAATACCAAAATCCTTGAAGATGTATTTGAGGCACTGATCGGTGCGATTTATATGGATATTGGTCTTATCCATGCCAAAGAATTCATTTTACGAATCTACCAAGACCCCGCCATCATCAACATGAATATGATCATGATTGACGATAATTACAAAGATCATCTCATGCGGTATTGTCAAGTGAACGGATGGGAACTACCCGAATATCGGGTATCTGGTCATGAGGAGGGAATTTTCTATATTGACATCTACGTCCAAAACGTATTCTTTGCCAGAGGAATCGCGAGAAGTAAGAAACAGGCTGAACAAAATGCGGCCAGGAGTTATTTTGAACTTTTGGGAACCTACGCCAACTATGATTTCACCTAAGTTGGCTTAAAAACTAGAAAATAGTACTATGTAATATGCACCCAAAAGTTAAAGCGTTGATTGAACGGGAGTATGCCGCCCAAAAGTCTGAGGAATGGTTGGCTCTCCGTGGTAATATGTTAACCGCTAGTGATGCAGCTACGGCCATAGGTGTAAACAAATATGAGACACCCGAGGGTCTCCTACTCAAGAAGTGTGGTCTCGGTGAAAAGTTTACAGGTAACGCGGCGACCCGTCACGGTGAAAAATACGAAGATGAGGCTCGAATCCTTTACGAACAAAGACATAATGAAGTTGTTCATGAGATTGGCCTCTGTCCTCACCCCGAGCACAAGTGGCTGGGAGGAAGTCCTGATGGTGTATCCGAGTCTGGAAAATTAGTAGAAATCAAGTGCCCCCCTCAGCGCAAAATCATTCCCGGAGAAGTTCCGGAACACTATATGCCCCAGCTTCAACTCTGTATGGAGATCCTAGACCTCGAAGAGGCTGACTTCATCCAGTACAAACCAGCAGACACAAATTGGCCTCTACCAGAAGAGTTTGATGTCGTAAACGTAAAGAGAGATCGTGAATGGTGGAAAACGAATCTCCCAATTATGAGAGCATTTTGGGATAAAGTTTTATATTTTAGAGAACATTTAAATGAACTTCCTCCACCTAAGTTGAAGAAAACACGTAAAAAAAAGGAAAAGGAACCAGTCAAGTGTGAAATTGAAATATTATCTGACGAAGATCCATACAACGATGATTAGTGATCAATACAAATTGGCCATAAATACGATCAATACTCGATTGTATATACCTTATCAACGAGATGGAGTGCAATGGATGCTTGGTATGGAAAATCAGGCGTCCGGACCTAAAGGTGGTTTTTTATGTGACGAAATGGGTCTGGGTAAGACGGTGCAGTTGATTTCTACGATTCTCGGAAATCCCAAACAACGCACCCTAATCGTCGTACCCAAATCTATTATCACCCAATGGGTTGAAGAAATCAAACGCTTCGCCCCAACTATCGAGGTTCGAGTATTCGATGGCCCCAAACGAGATCTCGATTGGGAACTTCTCACAACGCCGGGTAAATGCTCTGTTACGATCGCGCCGTATACATTACTTACTGTGCACGGTGGTAAAGAGGATGCGAGAACCCCTCTACACAACTGTCGCTGGAATCGAGTCATCCTCGATGAAGCCCATGAAATCAGGAACAAACGTTCCAAGATTTTCAAGAATGTTTGCCGTCTGAAGACTACCATCAAGTGGATTGTGACGGGGACCCCTGTGTTCAACTCGATGGAAGACTTTGTATCCCTCTGCGCGTTCTTGGGTCTTTCCAAGAATTTCGTGCAAGGGAGATCGAGGGAGATCAAGGATGTCTACATTCTCCGACGTACCAAGGAGGACCTCGTCAAGCTCAACGAACGTCTCCGACTCCCCCCATGCACGTTCGACAACGTCGAGCTTGATATGTTCGAAGAAGAAAAATCCCTCTATGAGTTTGTGTTCCTGGAAGCTCAAAGTGTCATTCAAGACGCGTTCAGAGACGCTCAGACCCTGAACTCTAAAAACATGATCATCTTGGAATGCCTTCTGAGAGCGAGGCAGTGCATGATTTGGCCCCAGATGTATCTGAACGGGGTCGCTCAAAAAAATGAAACTAAACCCACCAAGTGGACTGGGAGATCGAACAAGATGGAGACTCTCTTCAGACTACTGGCA